GTATGTTGATCCGTATCAGCAACAGTTAATGCAACAACTTCAAGCTACCCAGCAACAAGTTCAGCAACTGTCGGCAATACGGGAGCAAGAGGAAAATGCTCGATTGAGTAATGAAATCAGTCGGGTTAGTAGTGACAAGGAGCGGTTTCCGCACTTTGAGATGGTAAGGGAAGATATGGCTCAATTACTTGAGCGAGGTTTAGCCCCAAACCTAGAAACGGCTTATGCCAAAGCGGTGCGTATGAATGACGAAGCGTACAAACTGGAACAGGACAAACTCCTGCGTTCAGCAAATACCCAAGCGTCAAAGGCACAACAAGTAGCAAAAGCTAAAGCAACTGCTGTTAGTCCACGATCCGTTACTCCTAGCGGTCAAGTGAAAAACTCAGATGCAAAGGATAGACGATCCTTATTATTGGCTTCTTTAGCCGATGCCGAGGGTGGTCGGGTTTAACTTAATTTAATAAAGGAAATATCATGGCATTTGCTAACTCAGCAATCACCGATATTATCGCTACCACCATTCAAAGTCGTAGCGGAGTATTGGCAGATAACTTGACACAAAACAATGCAATTTTGCAAAGATTGAATTCTAAGGGTAATGTACGACCTTTTTCGGGTGGTGGACTGTAAAGTTTAGCCTCACCTTGCAGTAATGCAGGGATGATAACTCTGTGAATTCGGTGAAACGCTGACCAAGTAAAGTTGAAGTCAATACCGAGCCAAGCCCTGAAAAGGGAAGGTGTAACGACTAGAACGCAAGTTCGTACACGCAAGTGCGTGGAAGTGCAGAGAACCCTGAAAAGGGTTAAGAGATAGTCTATTCTGTATAGAAATATACAGCAGTCGAAAGACGGTAATGGCTTAACGAACCATTGCGAATGTGAAGAATGTAATACTCGAAGAAATTATGTACAACGATCCAAATACTAATAACGCTAATTCATATAGCGGTTACGAAGTATTAGACATCACCCCTGATAGCCCTATCTCTGCGGCTCAGTTCAGCATTACTCAGTATGCTGATTCTGTGACAATGAGTGGTCTAGAAATGTTGCAAAACAGTTCCAAAGAAGCAATCATTGACCTTTTAGATGGTCGTATGCAAGTTTCTGAAGCCCGTTTATTGAACCGTATTTCAGGTGACATTTATGGCGATGGTACTGGTAATGGCGGAAAAAACATAACTGGATTGGCCGCTATGGCTCCCGTTTCAAATACGACTGGCACGTACGGGGGCATATCGAGGGCAAACTGGGCGTTTTGGCAAAACCAATCATCAACTGGTGCTGATTCTGCCGCATTGATCGCCGCCGCAATGACTACTGCCGCTATCAAATCTGTTCGTGGTACTGATAAGGTTGACCTTATTGTTGCTGGTAACACTTTGTACACTCGTTATGTAGGTTCTTTGCAAGCTATTCAGCGTATTGCTGGTGTTGAAGAAGGTGCGGCTGGCTTTGCATCACTTAAGTTCTACGGTGGTGGTATGTCTGCTGATGTGGTATTAGGTGGCGGTATTGGTGCTCAAGAGAACGCATTGTATATGTATCTTTTGAACACTAACTATATGTTCCTACGCCCACACAAAGAGCGTAATTTCGTTCCTATCGGCGGTGAAAGACAGTCCATTAACCAAGACGCTAAACCTACATTGCATTAATGGTGTCTATAAACCCACTCTGATTGACTTGGAAATCCCGAAGGGGATGACAGGGCGGAAGGCGAAAGCCACCGTGAACGACTAAGTGAGAGGGACTCGAAAGAGTAAGCGATAGTCTGAACTAGGATATAACTTGTAGTTTGAAGTCCTAGAGAGCGATTCGAAGAAGTTGCTCCGCCACGAAAGTGGTCAGTAGGCGAAAGCCGAAGTAACAGAAAGATTGTGAAGTTGTATGGTTGGGCAGGTAATTTAACTTGCTCTAATGCTTCATTGCAAGGTATCTTGACTGGTACGGCTTAATCACATCCATAGAAAAGGAAAATTATCATGGCATATACCGTTCTCCCCATCGCTGGCGTAGATTTGAATAATGTGGCTAACACAAATACAAACTCTGCTGGCACAGCAATCTCAACCTTTGGCCCACTCGGTGCTGAAACATTTGGAAACACAGGTTTCCGTTATGTTTTTGCCCAAGCTGGTGTTGCAATTGCGGTTTCAACCGCTACTTGCGTAATTAACGCATCTACATTCCAAGCTACCTTGGGTGCAGGTACATACTTGTCAGGTGCTTCAATGGCATCAGGCGATTATGGTTGGTTTAGCAAGGCTTCTGTTTGATTAGCTTAAAACGCTAAAATGTAGTAAAAACGAGGGGTTGGCTCACAAGGCTAACCCCTTTTTCCTTTAACTTTACCTAATTACTTAGGAGATTTAAAAATGGCACTTCCTTCAGATCAAAACAATGCAGATAATCGGTTACAAGTACGCTTTTATAAGCGATCAGTACATCAAGAACAAGAATCAATGGATGCTGGCAGACCAATCTTTAAAGACTTTGATTTTGTCCAAATTTGCGTAGCTGGTGATTCTTTAACCGAAATTGACACTTATGCCCTAGCTAGTCATAAAACCCGTTTTCCTATTCAATGGGCTAATTACATGAATAGACAAGGTGCAAACGATGAAGAAGTGGTAGGAACACCTGTAGCAGAATGGCCTTTAGTATCAAAAAGCCAAGCTGAAGAATTACGGGCAATGAAGTTCCAAACCGTTGAATCTATTGCAAGTGCTTCAGATCAGCAATTACAGCGTATGGGAATGGCGGCAGGAATGTCACCCTATGCGTTCCGTGACAAGGCAAAGGCATTTTTAAATCTAGCCACCAATGCGGCAGAAACAGACAAGCGTGAGCAAGAAATTAACGCTTTGAAAGAAGAACTTGCCAAAAAGGATCTAGAAACTGCTAAAATAAAGGCAGATACAGATGCGAAGATAGCCTTAATGCAAGAGCAAATGGCTTCTATACTTGCGGCTGTTGGTGAAAAGAAACCCCGTAAACAGAAAACGGTAGCCACAGAGGAAGCCTAATATGTCATCAACAATGCTTACATTAGTCCAGCAAGTCACCGCTGAACTTAACTTAGCCGTACCTACTTATGTAGCAGGAAACACTAGCCAAGATGTGCAACAAATTCTTGCGTTAATGAACCGTGCTGGGTATGACTTGATTAAGGAACACGATTGGCAAGCATTGGAGTTGGAATATCGGTTCTACACAACTTATGTAACTACTACCTGTGATACTACGAGTGGATCTTATTTACTTAATAACATTCCTAGTACCACAGGTTTGGATAGCAATTATTCCATTGTTGGTACAAGCGTTCCACAAGATACTTATGTTGATACAGTTCTTGGTGCAACTAGCCTAAATACTACTCAAAAATCTTCAGCAACATCCGTTGGCGGTACAGTTACATTCAGTAGAACTATTTACCCCCTACCTGCTGACTACGAAACCATTACAGACAATACTTCTTGGGACAAAACCCGCCATTGGCAAATGCTTGGACCTGTTGATGCACAGCAATGGCAATGGCTTAAATCAGGATATATTTCAACAGGCCCACGGGTTCGTTGGAGAATCTTAGGCAATAAGTTTGAGATTTGGCCACCCTACAACACCCAAGAATATCTAGGGTTTGAGTACCGTTCTAAGGGCTGGGTAAGAAGTGCGGCTGATGCTGTTAAAAACAGCTTTACAGTAGATACCGACACATCCGTACTAGATGACGCAATTATCGTATTGCTGACTAAACTCAAATACTTTCAAATTAAGTCATTTGACACTACTGCATTGCAACAAGATTATCAGCGTTACCTATCAATAGCTAAAGCTAACGATAAGGGTTCTGCTACCTTATCTTTTGCACCTGCTCCAAGTGCTGTGCTTATTGGCTGGGCAAACATTCCTGATACTGGCTACGGTTCTTAATAATGCCAGTTCCTAAAAGGTTCACCGCTAAGACTACTTCTTTAGCTTCCCCTATTGGTGGGTGGAACGCTAGGGATTCGTTAGCTGAAATGCAACCGTTAGATGCGGTGCAATTAGTCAACTTTTTTCCTACTCCTACCGATGTAACCCTTAGAAAAGGGTATTCTCAGGTTTCTACAGGCATCACGGGGGAAGTACAAACCCTAATGAATTATGCAAAGTATGACGGCACAAACACGCTATTTGCCATAGCTGGTGGCACAATTTATAACGCATCAACAAACCCTGCAACTTCTGTATTTACAGGATTAGCTAATAGCAAGTTTCAGCATTGCATGATTTCTACCGATGGTGGTAATTTTATTATTGCCGTAAACGGTCAAGATTCCGCTATGATTTATGACGGTACACGCTGGGCTAGGATGGCAACTACAAGTACCGCACAAACTATCTCAACTATCACACGGGGTGGTACAGGTAATCTAACAGCTACCTTAACAACTGCCGCACCGCATGGACTTGTTACAGGTAATCGAATTGTTATTAGCGGTGCTACAGAATCAAATTACAACGGTACTTATGTTGTTACTGTAACGGGTGCTAGTGCCTTTACCTACACAATGGCAACCGCACCAGCGGCAAACGCTACCGTAGTTGGAAGTTACACAGTATTGGGTATTACAGGCGTAGACAGTAGCGTTTTTGTTAATGTCAATATGTGCCAAAACAGATTGTTTTTTGTGCAAAAAGACACAATGACCTTTTGGTATTTACCCGTGGAATCTATCGGTGGTGCGGCATTAGACTTTCCTTTAGGGGCTATTGCCCGTTCAGGTGGTTTCCTGCAAGCAATGGGAACATGGACATTAGATGCTGGTTATGGCGTAGATGACCTATCCGCTTTTGTTACAAGTATGGGTGAAGTCATTGTTTACAAGGGTACAAACCCTAGTGATCCTAACGCTTGGAGCGAGGTCGGAGTTTGGCAAATGGGTCAAACCTTTAGCCGTAGATGCTTTTTTAAATTTGGCGGTGACCTGCTATTGCTAACCCAAGACGGCTTAGTACCAATGTCTGCCGCACTTCAATCTTCCCGTTTAGATCCCCGTGTCAACCTAACTGACAAGATTTACTACGCTGTAAGCCAAGCGGCAACTACTTTTTATGCTGAATTTGGTTGGCAGATTAACTACTTTGCTAGTGAAAATATGTTGATTTTGAACATTCCTACTGGTTTAGGGTTCGAGCAGTATGTTATGCACACGATTACTAAGTCATGGGCTAGATTTACTGGGGTAAACGCTATTTGCTGGGAAGTATCTGCGGATAACAAGATTTACTTTGGGGCTAACGGTTATGTAGGGCAGTTCTATACCCAACCATCTGATAACGGTTCTAACATTGTTGCAACTGCACAGCAAGCCTACAGCTATTTTGACACCCGTGGACAGCTTAAACGCTTCACGCTAGTACGCCCTATCCTACAGACCGATAACGGCTTACCGACAGTTCTATGCGGTATTAGCACCGATTTTGACACCCAGCCATTAACCAATCAGGTTGCCTTTAATCCAGCCACATTGGATGTAGGTGTTTGGGATACATCCTTGTGGGATGATGTTAATTGGGGTGGTACTTTGACTACTACTAAGTTTTGGCAAGGCGTCACAGGAACAGGTTTTGCTGGATCAATTAACATAAATGTTGCATCGCAAGGTATTGAACTGCATTGGGCATCAACCGATTATGTAATGGAAACTGGGGGCGTACTGTAATTGCTATGTTTTGATAAAGATTTATTAGGGCCATTTATCGCCAATAAGTTAAACATGGTATGGACACCCGAAAATTCCACGACAATTGGATGGGTAACAGATGAAATAGAAGCAGTAGTTTGGTATGAGGACTTTAATAAAAAATCGGTAACTTGCCATATTTATCTTGAAAAAGGGCTAAATAAGCAATATTTA